AACTCCTTAAAAGATTATTGATTAATTTAACTATATTAAGTATACACTGTACTTCGACCAATGCAAGATAAAACTTGAGAAAATAATAAAAAAACTTAAAATAATCACAAAAACCGCCTCTAAGACAGCAAAAAAGGCGAAAATAAATGAAAAGAAATCATAGATCAATGGCTAAAACTAAACCACTAACAGCAAAACAAAAGGCATTTATAAAGAATTATACCAATGCTGGGAGTGCTACATATAATAACGCCACGCAATCGGCTATTAAAGCAGGGTACAGCGAAAGAAGCGCAAATAATAATTTACCTCAGATATTCACCGAAACAGTGGTAAAGGCTATAGAAGAGGCAAGGCAAGAGCAGGCCAAGAAAACAGACGTAACAGCAGAAGAGATAGTGCAAGAGCTTAGGTCGTTAGCATTTAAACAAGATCAAGAAGGCATGGTTAATAATGGTGAGCGTATACGGGCGCTAGAGTTGTTGGGTAAATACAAGGCAATGTTCACTGATAAGGTGCAAACGTCCACCGCAGACCAGTCCTCCACCATGACTGACACCGAAAAAGAGGCATTTGCCGAGGCTTCACGCCAAGCCAGCATTAAACTTGCCCAATAACACGCACGAGAATAGGCCTAGAAGCCACGATCAGCCCTTGCACCATGCCAATGTACCAATCAGGTCACAATCGCCTTCACGGGGCTCTCAGGAGCTCATACGGCAAACCTACTATATAGGCTATTAACAAGGCCAAACAAACCACAAGATATAGTGGTAACAAGAACCGAACAAGCATTATCCCACAACACCCACAACGTCCACAATATAGCAGGGCAAAGGCTTTTTTAAGGAGGGGGGTGGGGGCCGGATGGGGATGGGGAGCTGTGTAAGGTACCTACTCAACCCCGAATTTTTTGCAATTTCAAGAGTAACCGACCTCTCAGCCCCAGTATAGAACGTGAAATAAGGACTTATGAACGGGACAGTTCTTATCCAGACATACCAAAAACCCCTCTGAGGCTTCAGAAATACGGAAGAATAGAAAGGAATTAGAATGGAAAGTGGACCAAAATTCAACCTCATAATGAAGACCTGCTGTGGCGACATGCGTATCTGTGAGTTTCAGGGTAAGATTGTCACGATATGTAAATGGCACAAGCCAAGGGTAATTGAGGACGGGAAGTGGGTAGAGATGGACGTTCAGCTCCCACCAGAGCTTATCCTGCCTAATAAGGAGATAATTAATTGAGTGCTGGCAAAGGAGACACATACCGTCCAGTAGACAGAAAAAAATGGGAAGAATCTTGGGAAAGGATATATGGACGAAGGGACACAGAAACTAATTCAGACCAACCCCCTCCTGTGGGCTCACTACAAGGGGATGAACATAAGAGACGGGATTAAGTTCTCGCTCAAGGGCATGCCTTATCTTGCCGATATTGTCAACTGTGACAAGAAGGTAATGAGCTGTAAGAAGGGTGCTCAGGTCTGCATGACGACCACGAAATACATAGAAGCCATGCACGCCTGTTACTACAGGAAGTACGACCAGAACGTCCTCTATATGATGCCGTCTGAGAAATCTATTGAGCGTCTCAGTAAGGTGGCATTCAACCCATTGTTTGATTACAATAGATGGGTACAGAAGAAGGGCGACACAAACACGACCCTCTGTAAAGAGATCAATGGACGCTCTATTGTTATGGTAGGTGCCAAGCCCCAGAAAGTAGGCGGCTCAGAAACCAAAGATACCGATAGCCTCCGTTCAGTAGCCTGTGACTGTGTGATGAGAGATGAGATTGACCTCATGGACCAAGACATGGTTTACATGTCGAAACAGAGGCTTAAGCGTTCTAGGTTCGGCCACCAGATTAATTTTGGAACTCCTACCTATCCTGATTACGGGATAGATGCACTCTATAATGACTCCGATCAGAGGAAATGGCAGATCAAGTGTGGGTCCTGTGGCAAGTATACATGTCTAGTTGACTCATTCCCGAACTCTATTATTCTGAAAGACGGTAAATGGATAAGGGCTTGCATTCATTGCCAAACTGAAATCTTTGTTCAAGATGGGCACTGGGTAGCAGATAACCCCGACCATAGATATGCAGGTTTCTGGATAGACGGACTCTTAAGTCCCTATGCAGACCTTGAAGACTACATGTATGACTACAACCGCCTTGATGGTGCGAAGATGTCAGAGTTCATGCGGTCAACACTTGGCGTTGCTACTACAGAAGCCGAGAACCAGCTCAGTAAACAAGATGTCCTTGACATGGCTGGGACTGATGCCCTTTCGATGTACTCCGATGGAGACACGGTAATGGGCTGTGACGTTGGTACTTATCTCCACTACGTAATAGGGATTAAGACAGGACGTGACACTTACGAGATACTCACCCTTGGTAAAGCTGAATCATTCGGCGAACTTCACGACATTGCCCAGAAGATGCACGTTAAGTACTGTGTAATCGACGCAATGCCAGAGACTCACAAGATTAAAGAGTTTGCAAAGGCAGAGCCCTACGCTGTATCAAGGGCTTTCTGTACTGAACATTACAGTGCCAAGCCTAAGTGGGACGCCAAAGAAGGTACAGTCAAAGCCAACCGTAACGAGTGGATGGATAAAGTCCACGAGATATTCACGACTAAGAAAATTAGAATACCTCGCTTCTGTCCTGATATAGACGTATATTCTGACTCGTTGACTCGTACAGCGAAGACTATCATTGAGAATCCAGATACGGGAATAAGAAAGCCTCGTTGGATTAAGCTATCAGGCGGTGAGGGCGACCACTACTACCTTTCAACTCTTTACTTCTTGCTAGCTGCGTCACGGGCCTCAATTAGAAGCAGGCATGGATATGAGCAGCAGAGGTTCACGAAACAAAAATCAAACTATCATATATAAGGAATCGGAAATGGAATTATGTAAATGCGGCACAGAGTTGTTGTACGACGAAAGAAGGAAGTGCTGGACATGTCCTACATGTCGTCCAATGAAGGCAATGAAAACTAAGACAGTAGTACCTATTGATGAGTTCAGGGTTCGGGAAATCTTCAATGAGATGTTTGACGACATGATGATTGCCCATCAAGCTGCTATGGAAGTTAAGCCAGAACTGACATGGCGTGACGAAGCAAAAGAACTTGGCGTGCCCCTAACGAAAGAAGCAGGCGGTGCCCGTAAGAAAGTAGACGTAATCGCAGATATTGCGAAAAAGAAAAGTCCTGAAAAGGATGTAAACGATTCGCCGGTAACGGCAGAACAGGAGTAAAACATGGCAGTATGGGCAAGAAAATTAAGAGATTCTGGAACTGGAATTGAAATCGGACAAGCAACTTCTGATACTATCGGGTTTTATGGGAATACACCAGTAGACCAGCCGGCAACTGTATCAGACCCAGCTGCTTGCGCAGCAATGACTGCTACCTTAACTGGAGTAGATACTGGTACGGATATGACTGCGGCACAGGCTGCGACTATCGTGGCTGACTTAGCGGCACTGAAGACCGCTGTTGACGGGAACAATGCTGCTATTGACTCACTTATCGATAGACTTCAAGAATCTGGGTTTATCGCATCATCTTAAGGAGTAGACTATGAGCTTCGGCGGAAGTAGCAAGCCAAAACTACCTCAACCAGAAAAGGTAGAAGAAATACAACAGGTAAAAGAAGATGAGACCGAGGCGGCTAAGAGGGAACGGCGAAAGCTTATTACCTCTGGCGGTCGCCAGTCTACAATCATATCAGGTCTAAGAGAACAGCTTAAACAGAGATTGGGTCAGTAATGCCAGAAACAGTAGACTTTATACTAGAGAACTACAACTCTGCTACATCAGAGAAAGATAAATACACTCACATTATGCGGGAGGCTGGGAAGTACGCCTGGCCTGCTGCCCGTGAGATGTACAGGTCTAGAGAGACGTCTGAGGGGCAAGAGTATTCAATTGACATCTTTGACTCAACTGCCATTGATGCGTCATTTAGGTTGTCTGCAAATATCTTCTCACATCTAATGCCAGTTGGCACAAAGTGGTTTGAGTTCAAAGCATCAGATTATCAAGACAATCAAGAGTCTGCCGTAACTGAATGGCTATCAAAGGCCACGTCTGTTACCCAAGAAGAAATGACTAGATCTAACTTCATGAGAGAGATGTTCTCTGCTATTAGGTCAATGATTGTATTTGGTACTGGTATCATCTCTGTAGAGAAAGACTCAAAGACTAACGAGCTCTCATATAGATCATATCACACTGGTGACATTGCATTTCTTGAGAACTCCAAAGGCGACATTGACACAGTGTTCCGTGACATCTACTACACGGCTCGTCAGGCCGTTCAGGAGTTCGATAGAGAGAGTTTGCCAGCAGAGATAGTAAAGGCCGCAGAAAACCCCACAGAGGCTCAGAACAAGTTTAAGTTCATCCACTGTGTTTACCCTAACTCAGACTTCACAAAGAAGAAAATAACATCCAAGAAGTTCAAGTCTGCGTTCGTATACGAAGATAAACGAGTGATTGTTAAAGAGGGTAAGTTTGACTCTAACCCTTACCTTGTAATGAGATTCACTAAGGCTCCTGGTGAGCTTTGGGGTAGGGGTCCGGTAATTGAACTTCTACCTGAGATTCGCATGTTGAACCAGATGAGGTTCGACTTTATTGAATCAGCAGACCTTGCTAATAATCCTCCTATGATTGCTGAGGATGATGGAGTAATAGGCCAGCCTGTCACAGAGCCAAAGGGTATGATTTACATACGTGCTGGCGCGAGTATACCTGTTCCTTGGAATACTGGAGCAAACCTACCTCTTACCAATGAGGTGATAATCAACCAGCAACAGATCGTCAAAGATGGCATGTTGTTAAACATATTCCAGACCCTAGAAGACGTAAGGAATATATCAAGTGCAACAGAGTCTCAAATTCGTAAACAAGAAGGATTGGCTTTAGTTGGTGCGGTAGTAGGTGCAGTTCAGAAGGACGCACTTGACCCGCTCATCTCACGTTCACTTGACCTCATACCACAAACCAAGCTCCCAGATGCACCGAAAGAATTTGACTTTGATATAATCTACCAAGGCCGCCTATCAATGGCAATGAGTACCTTACAGGCCGATGCAATCGTTGTATGGCTTGCACAGTGGGCTCCTTATGCCGAACTAGGTGTACTTGAAAACATAGATATGGACCATGCTTCAAGGATAAGTGCGCTGGCCTCTGGTGTCCCTGCTGAAGTCCTAACAGACGCAGACGCAGTGAAACAACAGAGAGAGCAGATTAAGCAGCAACAGCAACAGGCAATGCAACTACAGAATGCAGAAGCAGGGTCTAAGGCAGTCAAGAATTTAAGTGGAAAGGTGGACGAGTCTAGTCCGTTAGCACAGATATGACCGAAGAACAAGTAAAACAAAAGTCTTACGAAGAGATTCAAGAGAAACTAAGACAAGCATACGCTCAGGTAGCCAAAACAAAAGCAGGTAAGATTATCATGGAGGACCTTGAGAAAATATGCGGAGCAAACAGAACAAGCGTTGACTTCAAGGAATGGTCAACGAACCAAGTATTCTACCATGAAGGCATGAGGAATGTTTGGTTATATATTAAAGAAAAATCGAAAGGGATAAAATGAGTGAAGGAATGATACCAGAAGGTACGACAGATTCAAGTTGGATTGGAAGCGACGGTTCATTTAGCGACCTGTCAACTGCACCAGAATCAATCAAAACTCTAGCTGAGAATAAAGGCTTTAAGAGTGTAGAGGACATTGCTGGGGCGTACACCAACCTAGAAAGCATGAAGGGTGAGTTCTCTAATCCAGACGCCCTTAAGCTCCCAGAGACACTATCTGAGGACCATGTTTCGCAGATTTACGGCAAGCTTGGTGTGCCAGACAGTGTTGATGGCTATTCGTATAAGCCAGCTGATGGAGTAGATGTGGACACCGGGCTACTTGAACAATTCAAAGGTTTTGCGTCTGAGACAAAAATGACACAAGACCAGTTCAATCAGGCTATCGAGTTCTGGAATGGCATTCAGTCTTCAAGCAAAGAATCTTACGACACAGAACTGTCTGAGCTTATCGAGAAAGGCAATGCAGGACTTAAAGATTCATGGGCAGATAGCTATGACGATAACATGTCTAAGGCAGATGCATTTGCAGAGCAGACAGGCCTTGACAAACTGTTTCAGAACTACGGCATTGACCAGTTCCCAGATGTAAAACAACAGTTATATGAACTGTCAAAAATTACAGATGAAAGCTCGCTGCCGAACAACAAACCAGCAACAGAAAAATCATCTGAAGAAAAGATAAACGAACTCCTAAATAGCGAAGCTATGCTAGACAGATTGCATCCTGATCACAATGCAGTCTACCAAGAATACATGAAGCTATTGAGAGATAAACGTGCGGGATAACCTTATGGCCCTGCAAGATAGTGGTAGCCCACTCGCTGAGGAGCGTAAACCAGCCAAGGCCCGTTAGGACAACCGAGGCGATTTATTGTTAATTTAATTTTATTGAAAGGGTCCTAAGATGACCGAAAGAAATTCAAACACCAATGCCAATACTGGTTATTGGGAAGAAGCATTCTATAATGCTTACATGCCCGGCATGAAAGCCGTGCTACAGGAAAAAGTGGACGCATATGCTGGTTCAGTAATGGTAGACGTCCTTGAAGGTGAATCAAAAGCTTATGACTTCGTTGGTGAACTAAACCTCGTCAAGAAGAACACTCGCTTTGAAGACCTTCCACTAGAAGAGGGTGTACACAACAGACGTTGGATGTCACCTGAGTTCTACAGAAAACGTATCTTTGTTGATGACGAAGACCAGATTGCTCTCTTGACTGACCCAACATCGCCTTATATTCAGGCGTTTGCTAAGGGTGTTATTCGCATTAAGAATGACGTAATCTACAATGCGTTCAACGCAAATGTTCGTGGTGGCGACCAGCCTGGCGATGACACTTACATCCTCTCTAACACAGCCTTTACTGGTCGTGATGGTGCTGGACGTACAATCGTCCACGATGCTAAATCTGACTTCAGTGCAGGCGGCACATCAACTGGTTTGACTATTGAAAAGCTCATCCTTGCTCGTCAGGGCTTGATTGAACTTTACAATGACCCTAACCAAATCTTCAACCTTGTTGTAGGTCCACAGCAGATGTCTGACCTCCTACGTGAAGCTGAAACACAGAGTATTGACACTAATATCGTTCGGGCACTTGTTGCTGGTACTGTCAGTGAATACATGGGCTTTAGATTTATCATCGACCACAATGTCGTAACTGGCTCAAGCAATGACGTTGACGAAGATACAGACATCGCTCCATGTTACGCATGGGCTAAAGAGGGAATGCTCTTTGCTCAGAATAAGTCTCCTCAGTTCAAGGTGGACTGGCATGTTGAGAAGCAGGTGTGGCAGATTTCCGCAAGGGCTGGCATGAATGCAATCCGCATGGATGAAGACTGTGTAATGAAAATTGAATGTGCATAAGGAGATAGAAAATGGCAGCACTAACAACTGCAAATGGCGTTAATGCCACTAAGTTCGCAGCCCTAGCAGCAGGCACCACTACAATCAGTGATTTCGTAGACGGTGTAGCAGATCAGGGCACAGGCGTAAGAGTCTCTTATGATTCTTATACAGTTCCGACCGACACAGTTGCTGTCGCCGGAGTAATCACAATGGGCAAGGTCCCTAAAGGCTCACGGGTCATTGGGTTCCAAGTCTCTAACGACGCAATGGCAGCAGCAGCTACCGCAGACCTACAACTTGTAGATGCGGCTGGCAATATTACTGCCATTACAGCAGCAGAAGCATGGACAGATATGACCACCGCTCAGGGCTTGTTTATTCCTGCACTTATTGCAGGCATGACACCTCTTGACGAAGATCACACTGTCACAGTTACTACGGCTGCGCAGGTGCTTGATGCGACGAAGAACATTACCGTATCGACACTTTATATTGGTCAAGACGACTAATTCCTTTCCGATGGGCGTCCCTGAGTCTCCTTTCCTTGGGGGCGTCCATAATTTGGAGATAACATGGCTTTAACAATCGAAGAAGAAATCTACTCATTAGCATTAGGTGCTATGGGCGACTACCAGATAGAAGAGGGTAAGACTAACACCAATGAGTATTTAGTCTGTGCCCAGTTCTACGACCAAGCCCGCAAACGCGCTATTAAGTCTCACCCTTGGAATGAGTGCATTAAACGGCAGATCATACCCAGAGATGAGTATGCACCTATATTTGAGTATGACTACCAATACGCAGTACCGTCAGATAGACTACGTGTACTCTCTATTGCCCAAACAGGCATCGACCTATATCAATGGGAAGTAGAAGGCTCGTACATCGTAACTAATTACTCTGAAACACCTAGGGAATGGGCCGCTGGAGAGCAGTACACAGCTGGTGAGTACGTAAACGAAGAAGAGATTACTTATTTATGTAACACATCCAATACTGCCACGATAAGCAACCAGCCAAGTGCAGGGGATGGGACATGGACTGCCCTAAGTGGCACAAGGGGTGTAATATATTGCAGGTATATCTACGACAACGACACACCTTCAACTTACTCTGAAGACCTTAAGAATGCAATAGCAATCCAACTTGCTATCCTTATTGCACCAAGGCTCCAGAACGACCCTGCAACAAAGAACTTATTAATACAAGAATATAATCAATTGACACTTCCTCAAGCAAGGTCTGTTGATGCACAAGAAGGCAAACCTCGCAGATGGTATTCAAGCAGATGGAATCGGTCACGCAATGGATTTCAAAGGAGGAGTAGATGAGCGGAAGTAGAATAAATCCTTTAAAGATAGAATCAGACGGAGGCATTGCTGTAAATGTTCAGGATCAGACAACGCCAGCCTTAGACCTCTATTTCACACAACCACAGGGAGCGCCCAGCACACTTGCCGCCTCTACTTCTATTGACGATTTAACAATAAGCGTCACGGACAATATCTTAAGCGATGGAGATTATGTTGGTGTTTTCTCTGGCGCATCAGGGGAAGGCAGGTTTTTCTTTGCGGAGGTACTTGGGACGCCAACTGGAACTGGCCCTTATGTAGCCACTCTCGACACTCCACTCGATTTCGCGTTTGAAGCGGGAGATAACGTAATATCTACTACTCGTGACATCAATGTTGATGGATCAGGTACGACTCAGATATTCAGTGTACAGGTAGGAGGTGCGAGCGGTGACATTGTAGTAGATATTACAAGACTCATACTCACAATGGTACTAACTACGCAGCCGGACGATGGATTATTCGGCAATATACCGAAGCTAACTAACGGCATCGTCCTAAGAAGAGTTGACGGTGACACACGTAATATATTTAACGCCAAAGACAACCATGAACTTGCTAATCTTGCTTATGACGTAACATATGAAGCAAGGTCTATACCTCAAGGGTCTTATGGACTTAGATGGAGATATACGTTTGCAGGCCAAGACAAGCATGGAGTAGCAGTGAGGCTAATGGCAGGGGAGTCCCTGGAATTATTAGTGCAAGACGATTTAACCACAGGACCGAATGACATCATAAGTTTCAGAATGATAGCCGCCGGTCACATAGTAAACTAAGGAGTAGCAATGGGAAATAACTTACTAACAACAATGGGGCCTTACGGAGTATTAAGGCAAATTGCGGACGCCAGTTCTGCTGTGGATAGCGACCTTTCTGCTGCAACCGGATTTGCAATTAACAATAGGCCGACAGGCTCGGTAGACTTACAGGACATATCCGGAGCATCTAAAGAAACTGAGGCCAATGCAGTCACAATTACATTGAATGCCACTGGTGCCGCTGATGGAGACACGCTTACGCAGAAGGTGTATGGCATATCTGACGGTGGCCCGCCTCAGCTTATATGCTCTATTGTATGGACAATAGGTACAGCAAGGGCAGACGGAAGTACAGCTACTTACCTGTGGGCAGACACCGCAGTAGCTACTGACACTCACATAGCGACCGTCAAGACAGCAGATAGCGGCAATGACAGAGTTGCTTGCGTATCTTTTGACGCCACTGGTTACAAGTATTTATATGCACCAATTACCGCCCAAACAGGCGACCCAACTATAGTAACATCACTATTTAGGTACTGGTAATGCCCAATAAGTTAATCAAAACCAAATTCAATTCTGGCGAGCTTTCTCCGCTTATAGACGGCGGCACAGACCTATCTAAGTACTACAATGGATGCTCTAAGCTAGTCAACGCAACCGTTCTGCCTTATGGTGGAGTGGTAAAGCGCAGCGGGACTGAATACATCGGCACTGCTAAGACTAAGTGCAAGTTGATTGAGTTTGAGTTCTCAGCCAATGACACTGTAGTTATTGAGATGGGCGAGCTTTATGCAAGGTTCTACTCAAATGGAGATAGGATTTATGAGGCACTACAAACAATAGACAGTGTTGCCAGCGACACCATCACTCAGGTAGGGCATGGCTACTCAACTGGCGACTGGGTCTTTGTTTCAGCCGGCAGTACATCCATTGACGAGAAAGTTCTTGTTGTAGTAAAGGTTAATGACAACAGTTACACACTAACCGATACCAATGGAGTTGCAGAGCCAATTACTGGTTCGTTCGGAAGTGGAAGTACGTCTAAGGTGTATGAAATTGAAACTCCTTATTCGTCAACAGAAGTTTTTGATATTCATTACACCCAGTCTGCCGACGTAATCTACATGGCTCACCCTGACCACCCTCAGCAGAAGATGTCAAGACTTGGCATAACAGTTCCAGAGTGGACTATTGCTGACGTTGATTTCACTGGTGGTCCTTGGTTACCTGAGAATGTAACATCGACTACCATGACCTATACAGGTGACGCAGTAAGGACTGGGTATTATTTCGCAAAAGATACAGAAGGAGTTCTTGAGGCATCAACCTCTACTTTCATAGAAGAAGATGATGTACATATTGGTTCTTATTGGTTGATTCAGCACACAAGACAGGACAATACAGATAGCAAGTCTGGCACAGGCAACTGGGCTATATCTGGAGATGCAACAACAAGTTCAGAGATACTGACTAAAGGAGACTTCACGTTATCCTGTTCTGGCTTTAAAACAACGGCGCCGAATACATTGGTCGTACTAGAGAGAAAAGAAGGGAATGGTGACTGGCAGGAGTTTAGGACATTTACAGCAGCAACCTCTTTCTCAGCAACAGAACTATTTGATGACGTTTATTTTAGAGTCGAAGTCACTGATGCCGACGCAAAGACAGAGGTTGCTTTCACAGCAAAAGAACAAATAAACAATGGCATAGTCAGGATAGATAGCCTTGACGTAATAGATCCTGATACGAAAGCTAACGTTACCGTAATATCACCCGTTGGTGGAGAGGCGTCTGGCGGAGCAAGTGCAGCATCAGTAACAACTTGGTCAGAAGGTTCATGGAGCGACTACAGAGGTTACCCTGTCTCAGTGACATTCTTTGAAGACCGCTTATGGTGGGGCGGAACTACAAGCAACCCCCAGACTATATGGGGCTCAAAGATAGGCTTCTATGAAGACCACACTCCAGGCACATTGGCTGATGACGCAGTGAACTTCACCATCCAAGACAATAACATGTCTGCGATTGAATGGATAGCGGCACGAAGGACTCTGGTTGCTGGCACTGCCAATAAGGAGTATTCGGTACGTGCCAATAACGTAGACGACCCAATCGGACCAACAGACATTAAGGCCTCGCCACAGTCTACACACGGTTCAGATGGCATACAGCCATTGACATTGAATGATGCACTATTCTATGTCCAACGATCAGGCCGCAAGGTATGGGCAATGAGGTTTTCGTTTGCTGATGAGGAGTATAAGTCGACAGACGCTACTCTTCTTGCTGAACACCTACTTGAAACAGCACCAGCAGATATGGCAGTAATGGGCGTGCCTGACCCTATACTATGGCTATGTAGGGATGATGGAGTTCTGCTTTCATTTACGTACCAACCAGAAGAAGAGGTGTTTGCTTGGGCAAGACATGTTACGGGCACAATGTCAACTACACTTCTTGATGACAAGGCTGACCCAGATGCTATGTTTGAGTCGGTAGCTGTAGTAGCAGGCGAGATTGAAGATGAACTATGGGTATCAGTCCAGAGACAGATAAACGGAAACACAGTAAGGTATATAGAAAAGTTCAGTACAAGATTCTTTGACCAACTAGATGAAGCACAGATGATGGATTCAGCAATAACCAATCTATCAGGTCAAACATCAGGAAAGCTTGTTTTAGCAAGCGACACAATAAGATATGGTTCAGGGGCTTATGGCTCCGGTAGATATGGAGGCAGAGTATAATGCCAGGTAAACCACAAACAGGAAGTACTTCATGGGATTCAGGCTTAAATGCATGGATTGCAACTTCGATCAGCGAGACAGACGGTAAGATATTAGCTGGAGCAGAAAAAGCATCTGCTATGACAGGCACAGAAGGAGATAGGGTTGTTGCTGATAAAGGTTACGTGGACAGTAAGAATCCATCAAAAAAGAATCTTGGCCCAGGAACCACACTTGCCCTTGCGTCAAACGCTATAACTGTCACAGACTCGTACCACAGAATTGACACTGAAGGCGCAGCCGCAACAGACCAGTTAGATACGATAAATGGTGGGTCTGACGGAGATTTGTTGATACTACAGGCCACTGCCGCAGGGAGGGTAATTACGGCTAGACATCAAACCGGGAACTTATTCTTGCAGGGTGGAAACAACTTAGCCATGGACAACCTCAATATAATGACATTGATACATGATGGTGGAAACTGGTTCGAAGCGTCACGCAGCATAAACTCATAGGAGAAGTAATGATTAAAATAGGAATGGCCGATGGCCAAACATTAGTAAAACTAACATCACAAGAGTTTACTGGCCTTGCCGGACAAACAACAAGTAACTACCCAGACGGGTCAAGTATCAGTCTTGCTCCACTGAAAACAAAGTTAGACCTTGTGGATAACAATGTTCCAATGCTTACGGAAGCAAAGAACGCCTGCCAAGATGTAGTTGACAGAGTAACTGCGATAGGACTATAATGCCTGATCTAATATGCTACATACCAAACCATGGGTACGCCATAGGAGACTTCCTGTACGTATCATGGCTGGACGGAAACTACTACGTCAGAGACACAGATGAGTTCGGAAGCCCTAAAGCCATTGATGCAAATTCGTTTAAAATATCTACTACAAACGACGACTTGAACATTGTCCAATACACAGTAGATGTGACAGATGGTTATGTTCGGCAGGAGACAAGCGACCCTGTTACGACAATCTCTGGCTTAGACCACCTTGAGGGCGAGACTGTTACAGTGACATCCGGCGGGAACAAGATAGGAGACTATATTGTATCTGAAGGCTCGGTTACACTTGACGGCGACCTTATTACATACCAAGTTGGCCTGCCTTATTCATGTAAGGTACGAACAACTCGCCTTGCTTCGCCACAGGCTGGCAATGCACTTCAGTCTCAGATCAAGCGTATCAATCGGACAACCATCCGTCACTCCAAGACACAGGGCGGCAAGGTCGGGCAGGAGTATCTGGTCCGTGACAATGCTGGCGTCCTGAACATGACTGAGTTCATGGAAGACCTTGACTGTGTGTTTGACAAAGAATCAAGAGACATAAACTCATCTATCAAAGGTGGAGTTTCTACGGATTCTTATACTACAATAAGGTCAGACGTGCCAAGCCCAATGACAATCATCTCAGCAGTAGTGGAGTTCTCAGTTGAGGAGAAACGATGATTAGATTAAGGGAATACCGAGATGGAGACATTGATGCAATTAGCGATGCTATTGAGTCTACAGTACTTGATTCTCAGTGTCGTGAATTATATAATGATGGCCTGTTCGTCACGCTCGAAAAAGACGGAAAACCAGTCGCAACAGGAGGGCTCGTTATAAAGGACGAGAACACTGCTGAGGCGTGGGCAAAGGTCGACGTGAGCATTGGGTCTAAATCTGAGAGAAAAGCCCTACATCGGCTTCTCAGGGCCTTCAGCGAGGCGTTAGAGCTCATATCAGAATCACTAGGCTTCCCAGTAGTATATGCCTGTGTTCAGGATGGGTTCAAGGGCGGTGAGAGATTCGCCAGAGCCCTGAAGTTCGAGCGAATAGAAGAGTCATTTGACAAAGACGGTAAACAATACAATTATTATAGAAGAGCGTCTTGATGGAATACAAACAACTAAAAGAAGGCTGGTGGTATCTTGATATACCAATGCCGCTTGGCAAGTCCAGTGTGTTTAACAGGCATGACCCTGTTACCATTGCTATTGTGGCTGGTTCGGCTATTGCTGCTACTAGCACAGTGATGGAAGGCCAAGCCGCCAAAAAACAGGGCAAGGCAGAACGTAAGATTGCCGAGTTCAATGCAGTTCAGGCTGAACGTGAGGCCAAGTCCAGGATGGAAGTGGCCCAGCTTGAAGAAGAAAAGGTATCTAAGCAGGAAAAGATATTCAAGGCCGAACAAAGGGCTTCTTTTGCCAAGGGTGGCATAACGCTTGAAGGCTCTCCTGTTGAGGTTCTTGCTGAAACTGCTGGTGAATTTGCCCGTGAGCGTGCGTTGACTTTACGTGAAGGACTGATTCAATCAGGCCAGCTTAAGTCTCAGGCCTCCATTATGCGGGCGCAAGGCAAGCTATCTGCACAGCTAGGTAAAGCAAAGCAGACCGCATCATTCATCAAAGCTGGCGGACAGATCGTAGGCGGATTGGGTGCAGCTGGGGCTTTCAGTGGGGCAAATGCTGGCTTCGGAACAGCTAACACACAAGGGCTTGGATTAGGAAATCAGGCATCACTAAACACAACTCCAGGGTTTGGAAGTCCATTGCCTGGTGGTGGATTATTTGCATAGGATAAAATATGCCAACAGTAAGAAGATTTATTTCACAGAAACAAGCTCCAGTAGAGGGTGCAGTTCAGGCTCCATCTTCACTTGCTAGACAGGACTCGTCTATTGCACAGGCAATCGGTGGGATAGGTGAACAGGTAGCACAGTTTGGTGAGTTAAGGGCAGAACTAGCAAGGAAGACCCAAGCCAACGTAGACTACTTAAAGACTACAAGAGCTAGGGCTGACTTAGAAAAGGCCGGGCTTGTATATCAGGCATGGCAAAAGGTAAACCCTAATCCAGAAGGATGGGTAGACGCTGCAAGTAAATTTGCAAGTGACGTAAAGCTTGACACACAAGGTATGTCGCCACAGGCACAGCAAAGACTCCAACAGGAATTTGATATAGCAAGAGATGAATTTATAGCAACTGCCACAATTGAAGCTGTCAAAACTACTGGAGACAATGTTGTAGTAGCGGCTACAAGTAAATACCAAGAGACGCTTGAAGACCCTAACTCTACAGAAGAGAGTAGGCTGGCAGCAAGAGAAGAATTTGAAGAGCAGGTTCTTAGGAATAGGTCGGCAGAAGTTACAGCTAGTCTAGCTGATAAACTGGAAGAAGATGCAGTAAGCGACCGTAAAGATGCAAAACAAGATGACATTCGACAGCTTGCAGGCAGGTCACCAGAATTAGCGATACAGCTTATAGACGGCGAACTTGAGACAAGGAAAGAAAAAGGATTTGAACCAAAAGAAGACGACCTCACTGACCCTGACTTAATAGCCACCAAGCAATATGCTAAGTCTGTTATTCAGTCTAGGGAAAACGCAGTCGACGCAAAGTATATCTCAGACACAGGCCAAGCTATTACGGAGTGGACGACTAATATTAATAGCACGACACCGGAACAGGTATGGGGAACAAATATACCGACCCCTCCAGGCAAGGAAGAGGACACATTAGACTTAAAGAAAAAGGTGGCGTCTATTGTAGATGGAATACAAAAAAGACAAGCTAATATCATTGCGGATAAAGGTAAGGCTGAAAGAGAAGCTTCATACGACCCTAAGGTTGTGTCTGAATTAAAGATTCGTGCAGAGAATATCACTGGCAGGCAAGAGATTGACGAACTAAAAAAGGAGGCAGCGACAGCTCTTGCTGGCAATATCATTGACGACTCTGACTTAGAGTCGATACTCCAAAAATCCGAGAAGACGTTCACATCAGTTCTTGACACAGATATGAAGTCTTCCCAAACTACGTTTAGTAGGATAATGCTGAAGGGGACTAGCAGCGAAAGCTTGGTTCCTTGGCTACAAGGACAGCAATTAGCGGCACAGGCTGCGGGGGAGGAAATAGATATTGACCAGTTAATGGCAGCATTTGTTGATGTAGGCAAAGCAAAGCAGTGGGCAGTCAATCAAGTGAAAAATGAAGTAGAGCTAGACATGTCTACTAAAGAATCGCCAACGCTTGAAGAGCAAAGGAAGTCGCACTTGGCTTCGTCTAAAGTATGGCTAAATAAATCGGACACAGAATTAGTTAGGTTGTATAGAGCATGGCTGACCAGCAAACCATAGTAGAAGAGAAAGCAATGACCACAGCGGACGCTACTGGACTCACAGACCTGTATGCTTACAGCAATAAGCCTGACCTTGTGGAGCCACTGTACAGACCTGAGGAAGACCCTCTTAGCGACCCGATTGTCAAAGAAGCTTTGAGTAGAGGTGGTATTACGAAAGAGAAGCTGTCTGAGGGTGGAATCCCCGCTGGCTTTGAACCTGAACAGATAATGGAGTTTGAAGACGAGCCTGAGCCTGAGCCTGAGCGTGAGCAGTTTACTGCTGACCGCAAACAGAATATGTATGAACGTATCTTCGGTTACGACCCAGCAGAAGACTTGCCTTGGGGTTACGAGAAGATGACGCCAATGCAGCGTGAAGTATTGAAAGCTCAGTTGGCTGTACAGAACGTAGCAACAAGAATAGGGCTTGGCGCTGAGAAACAACTTGCAGGTACATTACAATTGCTGTTACCAGAGAATGTAGAAGAGTACCTAATCTCAGACAAGAGCATCAAAGAAGGTAGACTTCCTGAAGATAGGTATTATGAAGCACGCCAACAACGTGAACTAAGAGAGAAACAAGAAACGGTCGGCCTGTCTGAAGAAGAATCTGAACAACTAGCCTACCTTGATGCATCTATGCCTAGTAAATTGCAACGAACTCCAGAGTTTATTGGTGGTATTGCGGCAGAAATAGAACGTGCAGCACTTGCCTATCATGTATTCCAGTCAATCAAGGTGCCTGGCGTCGGAAGTCTTAATGATAAATTAAGCGAATCTGGCCGGAAAATATTGGGTAAGCCTATTACGGCATTGGCTAATAAAGCTGGGAATAGCCCTGTGTTGAAGACTGGGCTGACTGCACTGTCAGAACAAATGACAAAGCTTGGCCCAGCCGTAGGTGAGTTGTTTACATGGGGCGTCATATCAGAAGAAGTGAAAGAAGATGGAACACTGACTGAGGTTGCGATTGAACGCACCGAAGCTGGCGTAAAGATGTCTGCATGGGCATTGCTCCCAGTAGTGTTAGTTCCAGGTGGAAAATCACTTGCTAAGACTAGAACAGGCGCAATCACAGGCGAATACCTACAGAGGGTTGCTGCTAAAGTAACGTCTCCGATAGCAGACAAACTTGCTACAATGGGGGCCAATAGAGCTAAGGCTAAGTTCGTAAACCAAGCAGTCGTAGAAGCTGACGAAATATTCAAAGCAGAGAATGGGCGCGGACTTACTTCGGCAGAGAAGAAGGTAGTCAAAGAGACTTTTAATGAGACAGCAGAACAGGTGTCTAAGATTGTCAAGAAAGACGCTAAGACTATTACCGCTAAAATGGAAGAACTATCTGCTAGACAGACAGGCAGCACTACTGTAGGTATCGAGAGCGTAGTCCCTAAGCAACTTAGAGTTGTTGAGACTGTCGGTGACGATGTAATTAACTCTACCAACCTCACAGTTGAGGCTAAAACACCTTACGCATCTGTACGTCAGCCCAACGGCAATTACGCTATCTTAGATAAAGAAACTTTCCAGGAAATAGCCGTAGATGTTAAACGTAAAGACCTTGCTAATAGGCTTGACGACCTTATCTTTGGCGGCGAAAAGGCGCCAGTTAAAAACAAAGTAGGCCTTCCCAAACGGAAAGCAACAAAGATAACTATATCTGAGGAGAAAGAGCTAAAGCGTTCTCTTGCCAGAATGGAAAAGGCTACTAACACAGCATACAGAGCTGGAGCCAAAGAAGGTGCTGCTGCTGCGACCGAGCGTGCGAACATTAAGATACAAGCAGGCAAAGAGCGACTTGCTACTATTAAAGCAGGGAACCAGAAGCAATGGGAGAATGTAGAGTATGCACGTCAGCTAGTCAAGGAGTTCGTGCCGAAAGAAGAGCAAGGACTATTCCTTAATAGAATCATCAAGGCCCGCACAGAGGGCGGAATGCAGACTATACTTGACGACATTGAAAAGAATATAAATAGAGCGAGCGTGCGAAACAGCGTTGCTTCGCTTAAAGATACGATGAAGTCACTGAAGTCTAAGTATGGCGACAAGTCTGGTGAGTTCGCAAAAGCACCAGATGAAATAAGACCAGTACTTGAGACATTAAGCAAAGTATCATCCTCTATCAATAAGACCACACAGAAGGCTGGTGCAGATTTAGACGACCTTGGTGGACTTGCTGAGTCAATGATAGCTGGAATTAATAGCGCATTACAAGGAAAAGGTGAAGTCTTTGGCCTACCAAAGACATTAACAGATGACCTATACGGACTTGTCGGTAAAGAGGCTGACACAGTAACAGCAGACACAATCGAAACGCTATCTCAGCTTGCCAGAATAGTAGTTCATAGAGCAGAGCAGTCTCAGATGATACAACTAGAAGGCCAAGTTATGGCCGCCTCTAAAGCCATAGACGACTCCATTGGCCGTATCATTCCTAGGAAGTTGACACCAAAGGTGCAGTCCCAAAAAGCAAGATTCAAGGACCTATTCGGAGTAGAGTCTGACCACCCAATTACTCTCATAGAAAAAATGTTCGGCGAAGGTTCTGACATGAGCGTCCTGCTTGACGACCTCTATGAAGGCGAAATCCAAGCGTTCGGTATCATGCGTAATTCCTACGCAATGGCAAAGCAGTACATGCTAGATAATAAAATCTCAGACGACGCATTCACTAACCTTAAAAAGAAGATGAATGTGACAATAGATGGGAAGTCAATAGAACTTACTAGGGATGACGCACTTGGGCTAGTGATGTCAACCCGTGACCCTTGGTTGTTTGATCAAATAACAAAAACCAGAGGGTTTGACATCGGTGGGTTCAGGGTTGGTAGAGCATCCATAGATGAACTAAGTGACATTGCATCAAAACTTACTCCAGAAGAAATGAAACTTGGCACCATGTTTTTTAATCTCAACGACAACTATCTAGCACAGATTGTCAATGAGAGGTCGCTGCAATTAAATGGCGTAAAAATGGCAACATATCCGCAGTATTACCCAGGTCACAGGAAATTGGATATTGCAATACACGGAAATAAGTTCGGTGTAAGTACAGCAGAGACAAAGAGTGTATTTCTTCCAAGAATGGGAGGTAAAGGCACTTTGAAGTTCAACGCATACTCAAGGGAGTTAATGGACTATATCCAGAACGCATCCATGTACAACGGAACTGCGACTCAAATGCGATCACTTAAAACAGTCCTTAGCGACAAGAGGCTTCAGAAAAATTTACAGGAGTCTGGTTACGGCAAAGAGCTTAAAAACTTCGCAGATATAATAAGCCGAAGTGAGGGAATGAGAACTGACAATTCTGTACTAGATTTAATTGGCAGTGACATACTTAATAAATTCACAAAAGGTATTCTAGGGGGTCGTATATCTACAATAGGTACACAGATGGCTTCTGTTCCAGCTGCAAAATCTGTTATCCCTAGTAAGTATTTCAAGGCTACAGATACACTACCTGGAACTGACGCTATAGATGACTTAATGTCGTCGGATTTCTTTTGGCACAGGTGGACAGGCCGTAGGGTTAGTGTTGAATTAGGAGACTCTGCAAGTAAGTCTAGTCTTTCTCATTTCATATCAGACAAGACGCCACTCTCAGAGAAACCTCTGTCTGGCCTAGTTTGGGGAGATAAACAGGCTGCCGGAAAGATATACTTAGCCGCAGAGCGATTCGTAAAAGACACTACTAAGTTTACAGGAAACGAAGCTAAAGAGGCTGCAATTAAGCTAACAGAAAAAGCTTTCCGTGAGACACAGCCTAATTGGAGCGTGCTTACTAGGTCTAAGTTAGCAAGCGACCCAAGCACATTCAAGAGGTCGATGACTATGTTTAGGACTGCACAGGAGGCACAGCTTAATATTATTAAGAGAGCTAACTCTCAGTTTGCTAGAAGCGCTAAGTCAAGTAAAGACGTAGCTAAACTTAAAGATTCATACAGGGCTGTATTTGAATCCCAGATGTCAGTTGCCTTATGGAAAACCCTATGGAAGCGAGGGAAGAACGCTGGGATAGCAGGAGTGGCTGGATGGCTGGGAGTTCACACTCCTCAGAACGAAAAGCCCTTTGCTGAAGATTTAGTTAGAAACGCAGCAAGAACTGTTGCCGGAACCGTACCTCTTGGGCAATTAATAGAGTCTACAGTTGAATCTAGTGTAGACCAATTAATGGGCGAAGGTGGGTACATTAATACATCACAAGACCCAATAACTACGGTAATGTCAGTTTCACAGGAAGCTGTGTCGAGCATTTCTAAGTGGGCTAATAAATACATCGAATCGAACTCTAAAAGAGAAGGCTTCACTGCCGATTTTTCATCTGTGACACTTGACGATCTACTGGACGACATATCTACATCTAAGGCAGACAGGGAACAGAAAAAAGCTGAGCTTGTCAATCAGGTACAGAAAGACGTAGTCAAGGCAATAAGAGCCGCTGGGTTAATAACAGGACTTCCAGTCGCGCCAATAGATGAATGGATTTCACCAGGCCTTAAACGCAGCCCTTTTGCCCAAGTAGGCAAGATTAACGACAGAAACTCCAGTGACCCCGCTGACATGCAAAGGGATTTGCACAAATTTCTAACTAAGCAGAAGGAGTTAAAAAAGAAAGAAGAAGAAAAAGGCCTGACAAAAGAAGAGGCAAAGTTGCTGTTCAACATGAACCTACTCAAGAAGTCACGAATAGATGCTTTCTTTGCAATAGCAGAAAACGCCACAGATAGATCGAGGTTTGTATCTAATGGGAAAGTAGTAAAGCCTTTAGATGACATATCTAGGCACTTAAAAGAGTTCAACAAGAAAAACATTCAAGATTAATTTTTAACAAGGACTAACAACATGCCGGAGTCAAAGAAGAACAGCATCATTGTCATGTGTTCCCTAGTGGGATGCATAGTAACATTACTAACGTGTGGAATCTTGATTGGTAATATCCAAGGAACACAAGGCAGCCTCGTAGAAGATATGGCCGAAGTAAAAAATGAAGTCAAGAGCCTCAATGAAGGTCAGTCTGAGATGAAGTCAGAACAATCATATCTCAAAGGCGTAGTGAATACGAAACTTGACACGATACAGGTCGCAGTGACCGGTATGCAAATTACTATTGACGATTTATTAAGGGCAGATTAATGGCTGGAATGAGAGTAAAGAACAAGACGAAGAAACAAGTCAATCGCAAGCCTAAGAAGAAAGTCGGGGAGAAATGAAACTAGACATACTATTATGCTCCGGGACATCCCCAATGTCCAAGGCGATTAAGTTTGCCCAGAAATGGACAGGCCATGACGACTACCATTTGAGCCATGTCGCATTACTTGTCGATATAGACTCTAAGATGAAGAAGCGAATTAACTTTGTCCTTAAGCAGAAGAAGATTGACTACAGGATAAAAGTAGGCCTGAATGTCTTTGAGTCTACCACAATGAACAAGTGGGCTGGCAAAAAGGGTGTTCAAATCAACCCTTACAAGGACTGGCTGAAGAACTACAACGGAGATGTCTACGTACGTCCCGTCACAGCTCCTGACAGCCTCGTCAGCGGACTTACGGACTGCATCTGTGAATATGTTGGGGTTCCATACGAAAGTGGCATACCGGGGCTTGTAGAGCTTGCTAGGTGTGTGCTTCCAAGATGGCTGAAGCCTAAGCCGACCCTGAACCTCCATTGCACAGAGACTAACGGGAAGACATTGCAGTATCTTAACATAATGGATAAGTTCCCTCCAGAGAAAATGCCACCCTGTATGTGGTGGAAAGAAATAGACAAACTTATGCGGGTTCCTATTGGCAATCCAGAAAAGAGAAAATAGATGGCTTATGATGGCTCTAAAGTAGAGATGAAATCAGGTGGATTCGGGTACGATTCTGCTCTGTGCAGCACAACAATTGCAACTGGTATCACAGTCATAGACCCTTCTTATCCACTGGTAGTCCCTGTAGATGGAAATAATATCTTAAAGCGAGTCCTTGTTAGGATGGCTAACTACGGGCAAGATACCACTAGCATGAAAATAAAAGTTTTTAGGCCTGGCACTGTCGAGTCTGAAGCTGGTTTTGTGTTGGTTGGCGATGTTGATGTTACAGACCAGTATAATACACAGCAACCAAACGCTGGAGCAGGCCTAGATGCAGATGTTAGCAGTGCAAATATATCAGTGCAAAATGGAGATTTAATAGGAATATTCTGTTTCGATGAGCCATCAGGGGCAGATGCAAGAATACAGAGATACAGCAATGTAAGCACGGTTGCAGCGACCGACAATTTGTATTCTATAGCAGGTGATTTAACTGTTGACGTAAAGACGTCCGACCTTACTTCATTGGGTATCTTGCCAGCTATGAACTACTCGGCATTTATAGAGTCTGCATCTTACGTTTACGAGGATGATTCAGTTTCAGTGTCCTCTGGTGGAACGGAGATAATGGTGCCAACATACACTGAACTGGCTGACACTTACTACTATCTCCTAGAAGATGTACAGGTTGCTGACGAGGAAGCATTGCAAGTAGACTTCTACACGGTTGCCAACAGCACAGATAGCATGCTTGGACAGTTAAAGCTGGACTTTGTGGGAGCTAATAAGTTCATATCTTTTGCCCCCACTACAGCTGGCTGGACGCTAGATACGCCTGTCTCTAATGACCTCACTGATATAAGGGGTGGCGATCAGTCTGGCGATATATTCGATATTTACCTGAAAGTCAATTTCGTTTCATCTTCTTTTGTTGAATGGGATATCCTTTACGTCAATAAATCTCAAGGGCAGAACGGAACAGATAATGATTTCCAGGTTAAATACATAAGCATAAACGACTGCGCATCAGCCAATGTAAACAATTTCAAGAATACAATCAATAGAATTGTATTAACCAGCTCGCAGACCCCAACTGTAGGTGCTATTAAGACGATGCGAAAACCCATACTGCCTTTGAGTGATAGCTATGTGTCTGGAGGATCAGGAGGGATAAATGACCTAATATATGTTGGGGCTAAATTGCCTACAGCATTCAGTGAACTTAGGCATGTCGTACCTTCAGGTATTGCAGGCAGTCAGGTGTACACAGATAACTACACTACCAATATAGAGTTAAGAAATAGATGGCTTGGAGCTTTACAATGTTTTGAGGGCACTGTGGTTGTTCAGGTTAATGGGCCATCAGTCAACGACCTTTTCAATAAAGTTACGGCAGAAGACGCAGAAAGTAAAAATACCGTAGCAGGTGGTATTGCATCACAGTTGGGGCAGATTGCAAAAGATACTGCAAGGGACAACTCAGACCTAGTTTTCTGCGAGATGATACCTCCCATCGAAGCGGCACAAGGAGTCAATCTGGAACCACAACAAGAGTGTGCTGGACTCCTAAACGACCTGTTAGCACAATACTCTATTACATACAACAGGCCAATAGCAGGTATAAGTGACTACTTTGCCAATGGGTACGACTTCGTTGATGAGGTACATCCAACAGAAGAAGGGGCAGAGTGGATTGCTGGTCAGATAGCATCAGCTTATGAATCAAATGCTATTGCAGAGCCTTCTTCTGGAACAGCAGGCAGGGGCTACAGAACCAGATACGCATAACAAAAAAAGCCCAGAACCTTAATTGGAACTGGGCTTTTCTTTTACTCTGTTTTAATTTTACCATAGGGAGTTAAGACCTCTACGTCCTGTGGCACTCCCTTGCCTTTATCTATAGTCAGTCCATCCCATTTCAATTTATCAAGGTCAACCTCCGTAAACAGGAAGTTGGCCTTTTTTTCTTGCCTATATTCAACCCCAGCGATCTTTAAAGTGGAGTTGCTTGTTACTTGTGTGCAGCTGGTTAGAAAAAGTATACAGGTTAGTATTACTGCCTTCATTTTGTCTCCTATTCTCTATGGTCTTTGATGTTACTTAATATATCTCTAGCACTCTCTACAACTTCCATTGGGTCTTTGCCTTGAGGCCGATGCTTTGCAAACATCCTTAAGGCATTGCATAAATCCCAGACCTCATTGAGCGTATCATTAGCCTGAAGTGCATTCATTGCATCCTCATGTGTATCGAACCTTACTGTTACTCTTTTGAATATTCTTTGTAGCCAGTTCATTATATATCCCTTCCTGCCACCCAGTCCTCTAGGTATTCAATCTTATTCTCTGAATCTAAAACCTCTGCTTCTAGTTCAGCCACCCTCGCCTCAGCCACCTTAGCCCTTTTCCTATACCTAATAACATCACAGGCTAACTCCTCAATCATGCCCTCGTTACAGGATATACAGAGGCCAGTGTTGGTTACGGCTTTGTCTTGTTTGCATTCATTGCATAGTCTCATGTCTTCTCCATCAATTTAACCAGCCTTTTACCTTGCGAATGAGACAGTCTGCTTGGGTCTACCTCATATTCAATGCATAATCTTACTAGCTTATCCTGCACGTCAAGGAAGTCCTGTTCCTTCCACGTCCCTAGAGGCTTGGGCTTAGAATAGATAAACTCATACCGATCTGGGAATGTCTCACAGAACCACTTCTGCAACTTAGCTCCATTATGCCATTCCCTGTGACAGCTTGAGCATAGGGTGATGCCATTGTCCAGCTCCCATCTGAGGTGATTCAACGTCCTGTATCTGATGTGATGCCACTCCATGACCCCAACCGGACCCTTACAGTGTTCATACTGACAGCACCACTCATCCCTGGTCTTGACCAAGAGGCGGGCAAGGGAATCGAGCCACACCTTAAATGACTTTGCTTTGAACTTTTTCTTAGCCATATCTTTCTCCTTTCTATCACTTAATGTTAGTGCTATAGTAGCTCTGGGTTCTGATGTATATTGCCGATGACTTCACATTCATTCCAATAGCCACGGGTTGGCTCTCTAGGGTCAATCGTTATCAAACAGTTCTGTATGTCGACTGAATCACCTTCGTCATACCATGCCTTAACCACATCACCCTCATATATCTCAACCCCATTCTTGTCCTTGAGGCCAGTGTATTGCATAATGGGAGATTCTTTGAAATCTTCATCAGTTATTGTATAGCCGCCACCTGACAATTCCCATGTCGGCGTTTCATGTAAAGTGAACGGCCATGACATCAGATTAGTCTCTTTGTCCCATGCCCTAAACTTTATCTCTCTCATATTACATCTCCTTAAACTTAGTAAACTCTGGCAGCCATTGCAATTGCTTGACTCCAGTTTCTCCGGCCCTTGCCTTGTCTACGATAATGTCAGCAAGATTATTATTAACATGCCC